TCATGATGATGATCTTTCACTAAAACGGATTGCGGCGGCGCTTTTGACGGCGTTGATCAGGGCCTTGGCGTCGGCCACGCCCTGGCGGTCGCCGGCGTTGTCGAATTCCTCGATCGCGTCGTCCATGTCCACAACGAAGCGGTCGACGGCCGTGCGCACGAGGGCGCGGGTGCGGCTCTGCTGTTTTTCGAAACTCATCAGACCCCTCCCGGGAAGACGGCAAAAAGGGCCTCGCCGGCGACGATGCCGACGGCGAGGCTAAGCGCCACCCGGCGGGCAATGTGATCCGCCGCGTTGTCGGATAAGCCGGGTGATGGGGAGGAAGTTTGCGCGGTGTCCGGCCAGTGGCCGAACCTCTTTTGCGCCGGGGCGTGATGCCGCGTGCGCAGGTTCTTGAACATGACGGCGACGCAGAGCACGGAAATCGCCAAAAGCGTGAAGGGCGCTGCGCCCGTCACGGTGTTGATCAGGGTCTCGGTCATTTGAACCGGGCCTTTTCTGTTTCCGGGGGCGCTTCGCCGAGCTTTGCGGCGTGATCGGCGATCGGGGCGGGACCGGTGACGGTCTTTCCGTGGGCTTCAAGTGCCGCGGCGATCCGCTTCAAGGTTTCCGGCTTGCCATAGACGACGGCGTCCTCGGGCTCGCCGGGCAGGTGCAGGCAGAGGGTTTCGACGCTCTGGCCGCTGACATGTCTTTCCGAGCCGTCGGCCTCGGTGATGATCAGGGCGCGCGTCGGGCTCTTGGCGCTTTGATAAAAGCGGATCTGCGCGGTGAGGCTTGTCATGCATTTTTCAAACGAGTCGAGTTGAATTTCGATATGCCAGACGCGCTCGTCGACCGGCCGATCGGTTGCCTTACGGAACCAGGAAACGGCCTTTTTCAGCATCTTGAAGGACGATGCGGTGTTCTGGATGCTGGCGGTCACTTGTGCGTCTCCTGAAATTCCTGCTTGCACAAACGCTAGTAAGTCGTAGTGCGGTCTTGAAACCGGGTCGCAACCTAAATTTTCGAGTGCACTACACATGAGAAGCGTTTAACTCACTAGTGAGATCAGCTTTACAAAATGAAAGCATAACTTTCATAGTGGTGCAAGTGTGAAAGTTAAGTGGCCTTGCGCATGCCCAAGTCAACGGTAAAGATGCTTGCGATTCAGGCGGGGTGCGTTGGATGGAATTCGACAGGCTTTTAATAAGCCGGGTGATCGATCGGCTTTACGAAGAAGCGCGTCAAAAAGGTGTCCGGCTAGAGCAGAGCCGGGACTTTGAGCATCTGGAGGCGTTGCTTGACGACATTCCCGAAAAGTCTCTCACAGAACATTTCCGCCGAACCCTCAACACCTATACACCTCCGCAGGCTTTCTGGCTTGGCGGTTACAATGCTTCTGGCGAACTGGTTGCGCTTGCAGCGGCGCGATTGGACGAGCTTGGTTCGTGGAGTCTTGACCGGTATTGGCGCGACTATTGGGCGCGCTGCTACCCGCACACCGATGAGTTGCGTGTACAACCTGCGGCGAAACAATATCTCTGGGCGAAGGGGGTGTCGGGGAACGTTGTTTATTTGGGCGACATGTGGGTGTCAGCCAGTCACCCCGAAAAGAAAGTGTCAGCCCCGTTTGCGAAGGTGTTGCAGTTGCTTGCGCTGCTAGAGTGGCGATTTAGCTGGTGTTATGCCTGGGTGAGGCCGGCGTTTTTGGAAACGGGATTTGCGGAAAAATGCGGCTTCACCAAAACCGCGCCCGGTATCAGATGGGCGCGCGGTCCTTCAACAATCGATGACGATCTAAAGGTAATGGCGAATTCTCAAGAAGATCTTCTTGACCTGGTCGACGCTTTAGCTTCCGAGCTTCTCGCAGGATCGAATAGCAGAAAATCCACCTGAGTCCGCTTGGCGCGGTAAACGGAAACAACACGCGCTCCGTTTTCATCCATTCAAGACCGCTGTTAAGCAGATATGTGAACCCGATCACATCATAGCGCGCTTCGCCTTTGGAAGCTTCTACGTATGATTGCCTGACGAGGTTTCGATAGTGCGGTTCGATTTCAAGCCTAGGCTGCGTCAGGCGGGGATCGGCTGCTTGCGGTACTATTTTCGCAAAGAGGCTGTCCGAACCTACAGAAACAATGTCGGGGCTGTCGGTCGGTGATCTGATAGTTTGCAGAATGACGAGTTGCGGCAAGTAGTCGACGATAGGCGAGTCCTCGCCCGGCATTACGCCTTTGGTGTCGCGCCAGAGGCGATACAGAAAAGTGGCAATATTGTCAGCGCTGCCGCTTTCCAAGTCTTCAACAGGAAGATTCAGGACGTAATTGTTTTTCATTGAAGAGTCGTCGTCCGATCGTCAGAGCGAAGCTCTTCACCTGTCGCCATTGCTGCTTCAAGAATTTTCCTGCGTAGCAGGATTGTAAGCTTTTGCCGTTCGTCGCGGTCGAGCTTCGCAATTTGGGAATGACCGAATAGTCCATGACAATAGGCCAGTGCAGCCAAAATTGCTCCCTTTTCACGCAATATGTCGAGAACTTCTTCTAACTTGTCGTTCCGGTTGTCTGGCACACTGGCAACCTTTTAATTGCGGTTTATCAGTGCTCTTCTTCGGAGCTATTTTCAAACTGTGTTTTTCTAGTCAACAACTCATTGTAGTATTTTTCAACCAGAAAATTAAAGTCATCAAATGAAGCTAAACCACCAAGTTGTGTCTGTTCGAAGTTCCTCGCCATGTCATGAGCAACCTGAAAAAGAGTGCGGTCAAGTTTTCTTCCTGGCTTGCTTGCTGATTTAGTTGTTCGGCCTTCGCCATCCGGAAACGGTTCGCCTTTACCGGTCAAAATCCAGTCGACACTGCACCCGGAGATTTCAGATATTTTCTTCAGGTTATCGTGGCTGATTCCGCTCTTCTTCGAGTCGTCGCCTGTTTCCCAATTTCCAACAGCACCGCGGCTCACAGAAAGCTTCTTTCCAAAGTCCTCTTGTGACAGCCCCAAGGCCTTGCGGATGTGTCTTATTCTTGCGCCAGTCGTTTCCATGGTTGACATCATGTCAACAATGGTTAATGCGGTCGATGAAATTATGGCTTGAATTTTCATGAAAGAAATGCTTACATTTTAATGAAGTGGAAAGCTTTACTGACATTGGACTTAAGGCCGTCCTTTCTGCCGCTAATGGGCCTTCTGCACTCTCGAGAAAGCTTAAGGGGTTGGTGACGCCGCAGGCGATCTCTCAATGGCGACGCGTTCCCGCGGAACGCGTCCTCGTTATTTCTGAAGTGACTGGAATTGCGCTGCATGTCATTCGGCCTGATCTTTATCCGGCTCCATCATCCCCGAATGATCCTGAAGCGTCATCCCCGAAAATCAGTAAAAATTCGGGGGTTGTGTTTTGACTATTCGTCGTCACACGAGCGAAGCCGAGCGCCGCGCCCTGAAAATCTCGACGCAGCGAACTGTCCAAATGTGCGGCGGGCAGGACTCCAGTTCTGTCATAACGCGCGTCCATTCCAAGACCTTGTCCGACTACGGCAACACCGGCAACGAGCGACACGCAGACGCGTTCGTTCCTGTCGACGTGTTTGCCGATCTTGTCATCGACTGTGCCGAGCGCGGTGAGGTTGCGCCGCTGCTGGAAAAGCTGTGCGAACTGGCCGGTGGGCGCTTCGTGCGCGTGCACGGGGACGGATTGCTGCAGCGAGTAGAGGCAGCAATGCGAGAGCTTGCAATATTGCGTGAGGAATTGGCTCGGGAGAGTAGCGAATGAGTTCGAACGCGAACAAGCGCTTCTACGAGTATTCAACGGACGATTTGAACAAAATGATCGAGTGCTTGAAGAAGCTGGCTGACAATAAGCGGTTGTGCGCGGAGATCGCGTTGGACGTAGCGTATCACGGCACCGGATTTTCCGACGTCTCCAGAGTCGCCGAAGGCTACCGCGAAGACGCGGCGATCCTGAACGATATCGCGAACGTGCTGACCCAACTCAAGAAAATGAGAACAGGAGGGCGGCCATGAGCCTTGCGCTCGACGACCTCGACCGGCTGGCCTGGGCGGACCTGACGGCGGACGAAAAGCGCGACGCCGTGACAGCTCAGCTGGTCGAGGGCCGGAACGTTTCCGAGGCAACCGAACTGCTGTCCGTGATTTATGGACCGATCGGTGAAAACCACGTCAACGGTATCATTACCCGTTTCGGGCTAACCGGGCTTCCAGCCGTGGTGGCGGCGCGCGAGGCGCGTGCCGAGAAGGAAAAGGCAGCCCGCGCCTCGCGTGCGCGTGCACGCACGAAAAAGGCATTGCCCGCACCAAAGCTGCCAGGCGTTCCGGCGCCCGCGATCGGCACCGGGGCGGCAGGGGTCACGATTTTCGATCTGACCGCGACGACGTGCCGGGCGCCGCTCTGGGGCGATGATGAACCCGGCGTTGCGCAAAAGTTCTACTGCGGCAAGCCGGTGGCGGCGGGCAAATCCTATTGCCCGGCTTGCCTGGAAAATCTCACGGTGCCGCTGCGCGGGTCTTCCGCTGCGGCATCCGGCGTTGCGCCAGGGTTCCTTCTGCAGCCATGGAGGCGCTGGTCATGAGCTGCTGGCCGACCAACCATCTTTCACGGGAGAATTTCGTAAGGTTAGCTTTGCTTACTTACGAAGTCCGCAATGCTTGGCGGTTGCAGATCTTGCTCCTTGGCGCCTGGGATTGGCCGGAAGAGTGCATTGAGCATGATTGCACGATCTTTCTCGTCATCCGCTTTGTCTTCCGCGACGAGGCGGACGAAGGTTTTTGCCATCACACTGCGTTGGGCGGCATCGTCGGCAAGTGTCAGATTCTGAAGCGTGAATCGACTCACCAAGCGCAATATCCAAGCGTAGCCGAGCGCCGGGATTGTGAAAATCACAAGACTTCCCCAAGGCACGGAAGTTCCTGTTGGCAGCACAGATTGTACTGTGGCTGCGAGTTGAGGAAAGTTGTTGACGCCGAGTGCAATTGGACCGGCTATCAACGCAACAAACAACGCGCCTCCGATATAGAACCACAGTTTGTGGCTTCGAGCCTTGCTGTCCCACAAGCTCATGACGTCTTGAAGTATCAGATTTTCGACAAGCTCGTTTTTCTTGCTTTCGAGCATGGATTTTCCTTCGTGCTCGATCTTATCAACTACCGATTCAGCACTCTTGATAATCCTATTATTGGCTTCTTCTTCCGCCGCTTTAATGAAATCAAGGGCCTTGCTTTGCATAATCAGCTGGTGGCTCTCGGCGGCGTTGAGGATCTCCTCCAAGCCTTTTTTGATCTGGTCAGCCAACACGGTGTTTGTGTCGTTATTGATTGCAAAGCTCGCACTCGCGGCTGGATAGAGCAAACGATATTCTGGAACTTGCTGCCGATATTCTGGCGCTATCCCCTCGATAGTAGCGCCGTTCCGGATTATGCCGCCACTGGTTTCGTAGATCACAGCGACGTAGTCGAGGCCGGTTGGTGTAAGACCTTCGCTCGCAAAATCCAGAAGCATTTTTTCGAGAGGCGCTTTTGGAAATGTTGGTTCAGTTTCAAGAGGGAAGGCAAGCAGTTTGTCTGCACTGCGCCTCAACATGAACTTTCTGTCGCTCTGAAACAACTTACTCAGGAGAAAAGACGCTGCATCCAGTGCGAGCATGTCGCCAGTTTCCCATTTTTCGCCGCTTCCGTGACCATTCAACTTCTTAAAATTTGTAACCCAAAACTCAAGATTTCTGATCATTCGGTTGTCCCCCGCACCGTGCACAACTTGACTGAATTTCCACCGATCAACAAGAGGGTCGCGCGATGCCCGCGCGGATTCAGATGATCCGGTCGAAGCCGTGGCGCGCCGACAACCCGGACGCGGTCAAGTTCGACCGGTCGACCAGGTGGGGCGATCCGTTCAAGGTCGGTGACACGCTGCCGGGTATGCCCGACCAGGCGATGGACGCGGAAGACGCCTGTCAGTGTTTTGGGATGTTCACGATCCCGACGCTGCCTGTGCACGAGCTGACGGGCAAGGACCTTACCTGCTTGTGTCCGCCCGGTGCGCCGTGCCACGCCGATTTGCTTCTGAAATACGCGAACCGGCGTAAGGCGCCTGAGCGCGAGGATCTTTGCTCATGCTAAAGACTGGCTATTTCGCGCTGAAGCGTGTCGATGCGCTTGTCGTTATCAGTCGAGTCAAACTCGGCAAGATCACTGATCACTTGCTCAGCCTTCGTGGCGCTGTTCTGCAAAATTCTGTCGTATTTGTGCTTTGTTTGCGGGTCCAAAACGACACTCGTCAAGGGAAGTCCGTTTTTTTCGATGATCGCAATAATCAACTGTTCGTATTGAATAATGTAACTGTTGAGCGCCTCAATCGACGTTCTGGTTTTGTAGTTGATGAGTGGTTCCACATTCGAGGGGATGCTAAAGGGAATGCGCTGAGCCTCTGTTATGGTTGCGTCATAGTCTTCCTCTTTTTGTTGATGAACGAAGGCTGCTTTGTTGGCCAGACTTTTGTAGCCCTGCAATTCTTCGGCAGCAGAATTTATGAAATCGCGGAACTGATAGAGCTTCTCAAGGCTTTGACCCAGCCCTTGCCGACGCTGCTCAGCGATTTGTTTCTGAACCGACACCCAGGCTACTACTGCAGCTCCTATTGTGCCTGCGACCGCGAAAGCCGCTCCAATGATCGGCTGAAACCGGCTGAAATGAAAAACTGCAAGACCAATGAAAGCGGCCGTCAGTCCTCCAAGGCAACTTGCACCGAAACAGTAAAAGTACTTCATCCAGTTGTCCCCCGTTGCAACCGCAACTTGACGAAATGCGCGGACAAGCGCAAGGCGCAGCCGCTCGCAGCGGATTTGCCGATGGAAACGGCACCACAACCAATGGGGAAGGCGGCGTGATGTCATTTGCCTTTCAAAACATCAGTGATGCTGGGTGGGCTAATGTCTTCACTTGTCGTTCCAGGCAAGGGTCTGAACAAAGCCGACAAAATGATTGCTCTATCTTCAGGATCCTTGATTGCGTCCTCGGAAACCAAGCGCACATAAGTTTCCGCCATCACGCGCCGCAATTGCGCGTCGTCAGCGAGCATCATGTTCTGAATAGTAAACCTGCTAAGGAGGCGAAGGACCCAAGCCACGCCGAGCACTGGTATCAAAATGAGGACGACGGCTCCAAACACGTGCCCTTGAAAGAGCGGCTCAAGTCTCAAAATCTCGCTAGAAATGATATTCCAATAGACTATCGGAAACCCGATGGCCGCGACTACCAAGAACGAAAAAAGAGACGCTGTGACAAAGAACAACCGTCTATGCGCGCCAGCCTTTTCGTTCCAGAGTTCGTATGCCTTTTTTACAACAAGTGTCGCACCCGCTTCGCGTTTGTATTTTTCAATTTCACTTCTTGCGCTTTCAACGACGTTCGCGCGTTCTGCCTCAAGCTGATCAGCTATCTTTCCGAAGTGCTCCGCTCGGCCATCTTCCAGCATCGTGAGCTCGTCCTTGACGGCACCTGCAAGAGTATTCATGTGCTCGTCACGGAACGCCTTGGATTGCTCATCGAATATGCGAATAGTCTCTTTAACTTTCATATTTTCGTTCTGGACGAGTGTCGAAAAATCCTCCTTAGCGAGTGCGAGTTCATCATCCAGGGAGGGCGCGCTTTCAAGAGCGTCAAGGCGTTTGGAGATGGCAGCCAGTTGCAATCTCAGTGTGCTGCGCTCGCTCTCAGCGTCATGGTTTTGTGGGTGCGGGCCTATCTGACCATCACGTTGATTGTCAATGTAACTAGGTTCTTCTATAGTTCTGATGATACTATTTGCAATACTTCCATAATGTTCTACTATTTCTCTGAAATATTGATTTGTATATGTCTCCATTGGTTGGCTCAAATCAAATTCTTCGAAATTAAAAATTGGTATTCTTGTAGCGCTCTTTCCGGGATTGTCGATAAAATATACTTTATTATCGCGCAATTTTATTTCGTTGCTGCGCGCTTCTTGCAGGATGTAATTCGCAATAATAGCGGTCAGTTGCACGTATTGGTCGTGACTGGAAACCCGAAATCCTTTGATTTTGTTGTAATTAAATTCAACTGCAAACTTTTCAAAAAAACCAATATAGTTATTCTCAAGAAAATTTATGACATTTTCTTGGGTTTCTACTTTACTACTCCTTTGTGTTCTAGGAACATTTTTAACTGTGAGATCGGTTGTGATCCGTGTCATTTGAGGCTCACCCCAGGTCGGTATCGTGAGAAGTTTAATTCGCTCACGCTTGAGTTGCATAACTTGGCGAAAATCGCGAACAAGCGCAAGAAGACAGAGTTCTCGCGAAAAAGGTGTGCACAGGCCCGCAACCGAAGGGTAGCGGCATGAGCGCGCGCGCGGAACAATGGGTCGAAGCGCAGGCGGATGCGCTGTGCCTGCCGACACCATGTCAGCGCTGGTCCGTCTTGGAGGCTTTGGCGAAGCGCCACGAAGATGGGCCGTTGACATTACCTACACAAACGCTTGCGGATGATCTTGGTTGCCATCCTGTGCATTTGTGGGGTCCGCTCTGGGCGCTGCATTGGCTGCGGCTGATTCATGCCAGCAACATCGGCGGACTGATGACGGTCACGTTCGCCTTCGATTTTCCCGATGTCACAACGGCTCATAGTTCCGCGTCGCCGCAACCCGAGGAGGCGGCGGAATGAGGGCGCCACGGCTTTCAATTATCCCGGCGCGTGCCGCCACAGATCCGGAGTTGAAGCCGCGCGATTTGCAGGTGCTGTGCGTGCTCGGCCGTCATACGGACGAGCTTGGTTGGTGCCGTCGCTCACAGGTAAAGATGGCACGTGAGATGGATTGTGCGCGTTCTACGGTTCAGGCAGCCATCGGTCGGCTGACGCGGCAAGGCTATTTGGAGCAATTTCATCAAGAGACGGATAGCGGTCGGGATAGCTCGCACCTCTATCGCGTGATCTTGGACCCGGTACACGAGGATGTTTCGACTGTTCAACTGGTGGATACAGACCGGGACGACGACGTCGCGCTCCGTGAAACATCGTCAAAATTAGCGTGCCGGTCAGTCGGCACCCCTGCCGATATATCGGCACCCCCTGCCGGTCCAGAGTCGGCACCCCCTGCCGGTCCAGAGTCGGCACCCCCTGCCGGTCCAGAGTCGGCACCTATGTTAACGACCCCTCTTAACGACCCCTTGTTAATAGAGAGAGAGGGCGCACGCGAGCGCGACGAAGAAAGCGCGGGCTTGCCGGCTGTGAAACATCTACCTGCTGCGAAAGCGAACCGGATCTTCAATTCTTTGGTCGAGGGCTGGCCTGGAAACAGGGGGAGTTCGCTGCGAAATGCAATCCGCGAATTTGAGAAGTTGACGCCAGACGAACAGCTTGAAGCTCTTGAAAGGCGGGATGACTGGATCGCGCTTTTGAGATCGCAGAGCAAAGATCATTTCCCGGCGCCATCTTCTTATCTCGCCGAAAAACTTTGGATGGAGGCTCCCAAAGACTTCGGGAAGGCGGAGCAGGGCGGGGAGGTGGAAGCAGCGCCACCTTTCGGCAAAGCATGGGGTGCGGTGCGGCTCGCAAAACTGCTGCAAGAGCCCAAGGGACCGCCGCCGAAACTCACCATGACGCAGGAGCGGCTTGTTGCAAATGGGTTGTACAGCCGGGACGAGCTGCTTCGCGAAAAGCGGGCCAAAGAAGGCTGGCCGCAGGTCAACACGATGCACGAACGGGCTGTTCAACGGCACCTCGGCGTTCAGGCCGATCCATCATTGGCTCCGCTGTTGGAGCTGTTCGGCAAGGTCGCGAATGGCTCTAACCTTTGGCAGGCTTGGAAGGTGTTGCACGCAGAGCGTGGATGGCCGTGGTTCGGCGAAGATCGGGATTGTCCGGACTGGGTCTGGATGCCGACAACAACAGATCCGCCGGGCGTTCACTCGAGCAATTTGGAAGCTGTGCGGGCGGCAATGGCCCGCTTCGAAACCGAATACGAGACGAACACACGAAAGCAGGCCGCAGAATGAGCCAGATTGGAACCATCCCTGTGACCGCGGCCCTCAAGCAGGACTACGCCTTGATGCATGCGTTGGTCGGCGTGCGTTCGCTCGACTGGATCGTCATCCTGACCAATCCCGCGTGCGAAGAGCGCGCCATGAAGAGCCTGGCTTCAGCCGGGTTGATCACCTACCGGCCAATGGAACCCGTCACGCGCAGGCGCAGGCGCGCGAGCAAGACGATTGATGCGAGTCGGCCGTTCTTTCCCCGGTATCTGTTCGTTGCGTTGGACAGATCTGCCAGCCAATACGCCGAAACGGTGCGCGAGTGCGACGGTGTGGAAAACATTTTGACCTTCCATTTCGACAAGCGCCCGCATGTTGTGCCGGCGCGCGAAATGAGGGCGATCATGGAAGCGGCATGGAAGGCGCAGACGGATCAGGAATATCAAGTTCCTCAGTCATTTAGCATCGGCGAGCAGATCCATATCACGACACCGCACTACCAGAGGCTTGAGGCGTTTGTGAGCGGTTATCACGAAGCGAAAGGCATGGTGACAGCCGAGGCGGACATGATGGGGCAGTCGGTGCGTTTGCTCGTTCCGGTTGACAAATGCCAGAAGGTGAGATGAGTATCTGCGCTTAGGACGACTCCTACGGATCTCTAGGGCCTGGGCTGGCACTGGCCGCCACACCAAACAGAGCGAACCTAGACGGGGAACCCAGTCAACAGATACGCCGGAAAGGCGGAGTTGGCACGATGGGGTTCTATTGGGTGGCGTAGTCAGACAACGATTTCTGAACGATGAGTTTGAGGCTTGATCTGATGGTTATCACCGCGTTGCGCACTGCAGTAGTCTTCTCTAAATTGAAAAACTGTAGGATCAATACCTAAAAAACTTGAACAATCGCTCCATTACTCTGACGCCCTTGTCCAATAGAATGTGTCTAACGACGCTAATTTAATTAACTTGTACAGCGCCAATTGTGGCGCCTATGTGAGAATTCAAGAGTGGAGATTTAACTGAGCTTATTTGCGTCACTTAAGTTGCCGAGAGTTACCCTCGACGCGTTACAACAAAACAAAGACCTTCTTCTGCACGGTATTCAGTTTCTTCAACACTGTAAGACCTAATAAAGCCAGAAACATATATTCGCCCATTTGTCACATCTTTCTCCGCAAGATCTACTTCAACTATCTCTAACTTCGAAACAATTCCAATCTTTTCGCCGTGTTTTGAAAGAATCTCAAAGCAAAAGCAAGGCGGCACAAAAGACCGAACTCCATTGTCAAATACTCGGACACTTTCCAGTCTTTCACCATCTTCCATTTTCAGAATACTCAGTATCCGGGCATTTCTCGCTAAGTAGAATTGCCTTCTTATCAATGTCGCACCCACAAAGCTCGCAAACATATTGAGATTTCATGAGCGCATACATTCCCGTTCGTGGAGCGGTTCTACGATGCGGGCACGAACGACAAGTTTTCAGTCGAAGCTTAACTATTTCTTTCGATGCAAACCTAGCGCCTGATGCAATCCACTTAAGTGCTGCCTTTGCTGATGATCCAAATAGGGCGGAATCGCGTCTAACAGTTTCGTGCCATGATTGAAGAGCCGATGCTTCACTTTGCACGAGTAGATCAAACAAAAACGAGTCTCCCGCAGTTGTCACTAAATGATGCAGAAACAATGGTTCGGTGGCAGCTTTCGCTACGACACTAATCGGGAGTGCCTCGGAAGGCACTCCGCAGTTCTCTGCGATCTTATCTCTGAGGCGGTCTAGTTCGCCGTTGATCGCATGCATGTCTTTATCCAGCGCAGCCTGGTCGACCAGACAGGCTCACCGCGGCGTGATAGGTGGCAATTCGACATGCGCCGGGTGGGTGTGTGCATCCTGCGTTTCCGCCTGGTGGATTAGGATCATTAGGTACGCCGAAGAAGTTTGCCAACTGATCAATCGCCTCATCCGACACCGTGATGTAGTATTCTCCAAACCAAACTCGGCGCATGATTGTGCGAACGGCGTGGTAGTCCGATTGACCCTCGCAAGTTAGGCCGCCAGGGAATGTTGGGGGGCCCCCATAGTGGTGCGCCAACTCATGCGCAATTACTAATGCGATTCCTTCAAGTTCCATTGCGAAGTGACGCACAAGCCCTCCGAGTATGGCTATGTTGCGCACGCCATTTTGAACCCACGCAAAGGCATTCACGTTATCGTCGGTCCAGTCGAAATGGTAAATTACGTTGGGATAGTATGTCCTATGATGTGTCAATAGGTATTCAGTCCACTCTCGCGCCTGAGGATCATTCCATGGCCGTTTTGGTTCAAGGGCTTTAGCTTTTGCTTCCTTCGCAGAAATAAACTCATGCGCATATTCAGGAATCGAAAGACGTAAATTGCTCGCAGAAACAAATGCCGGTTTGGCTGTATCCGCTTCCTCTTTTATATTTATAGTTGTGATTGTTAGTTTTTCGATTTCCTCAGGTTCGTGGAGACAAGCATCTCCATACGCTGCAACATACTCAGGAGATCCAACAACAGGCAAATTGTCGTGGTCCTTTACGAACCCTTCTCTGAGTTCTTCACTCAGCGCGGAAATTTGAACAATGTAGTCGGCGCTAACGACGCCGTTTGTATTGAGAAGATGACCCGACAAATTTTTGTCAGGAAGTTCTTTGCGTGTTGCGATATGATGAAATCCTGCGGTGTATTCTCCGACGTGCACTGAACGGACCGGAACGGGCTCGCCATCTGGAGACGAGAGTTCGTCACCAACAACAAGCCTGTCAGCTCTTTTGAGTGTCTTGTCGGCCATAAGGAACACGTGATCGCTAGTAACTGCCAGGAAGCGATCTTCGTAAACTAGCAATACGGTGTAAGGTTGACGTGATGCGCCTGTCGTTCCTTGACTAAACTCGACAGGCTGCTCAGCCCAATTGAGGTCCTTACCAGCAGCAAACACTGTTCCACCTGTTTCTATCTTCTCAATAGCTTCAAACGCGTTCGTTCCGATCTGAACAGGTGTGCCAAAAGCGAGGCATGAGCATGAGCAAGTGCAAGGTCCGTTAGCGTCTTTGGTCAAAACTGGATATCCAGCGGGCAATCCGTTCTGGACGCAAACCTGATAGATTTCTGGATCTGCCCCGCTGCAGTGAGCTGCTAAACATTGTCGGATCGCCATCTTAATTCCTCCATGCTAGATTGAACTGTTTCTTTTCACCTCAGCAAATACAATTACAGGGCTCGTTGTTTTCTTTCGCGAGAATTGGGTCTACCGGCGACGCTGCTTTCTTCGCATGTTCTTGATATCTCGAGATTAATGTCCGCAAATAATCGAGATGAACGGTAGTAGCGCATACTAGTTTCTAAGCAACATCGCACGGTAAATTTTAGATCAAGGGCGTTCGTTCCCACGCTAAATCGTAACCCGGTGAATGCATGTCCTTTTGGGCAAGCTAGTTCAATGGAAAGGTCAATATATTCTGTCGAGTTACACTGAGAATAATTCGAGTACACAATTTGAGAGTGCGAACTTGCAGGAATTAGCGGTAATGTAACGCTAAGAATAAAGAATGAGAGTCTTTGAAAGAAATAAAACATGATTACTTGAATTACTCTTTGTAAGAAACACTCTAAATTACAATAAAGTATACTATCATAGATTGTGGCAGGAAAAAAAGAAAAAAATAATTATCGGCGAAAAAGTTCGTTTTTGTGGCTATCCGCATGGTGCTATTGTGCAAGAAGATCAACGTATTGAGAGCCTTGGTCTAAAACCTAAAGGGCATCGAAATGCTTTTGGCCGATCATGAGAGTGGACGTTAGTTGCTGTTTGACGAACGGGCAGACTATTTTCACTACGGAAGTGCGCTACCGGGCAGCTCAAAGGCAACTTATCGCTGACAGATACGCATGTTCAATTTCCGTGGACAGCATAAGCGCTTGCAGTCCGGTGGGCGTACTCGGGAACCAAAAATAGTTTGAGCCAAAGAAACAAACTGAAGGCAGAATTGTTTTACTTGTAAAGCTGCAACTCGAGCCTTTTCATTCGCCCTCTTGGGACCGTATCGCGCCAAATCGAAGACGAGGTGCCTGAGCATATATGATCGCCAGTTTGCGCCAAGGTTCAAAGCTTTTGTCCCACACCGATATGGGCTCTTTCGTTCCCGCACGATCGCGGGTCCTTCCCACAACTGAACTTAATGCGGGGGGACTGAGCGCGTTTGTTCGGCAGATGGATGGACTTTTCGCAGGGTTGACGAGGTTGACGCGGTTGACGTTCGGGCGGGCGACAGGTTGACGATGACGGTTGATACCATTGAGGAAATCACTCCCGACGTCTGGGTTTCGATCGCCGAGCTTGCTCGGCTCAACGGAGTTTCGAAACAGGCCGTCTCGAAGCGGGTGAAGAAATTCCTCGACGAGGGTCTGCTGACGGTTCGCCAACAGGGCCGGGAGCGGCACGTCAATGCGGCGGTCTATTCCCGCTTGATCAAGGATACGACCGACCCGGCGCAACACCTGAGGAACCCGGGTGTGGCCCTGTCGAGCGGCGCGGTCCCGGAGGCGGAACCGGCACCGGACATGGACTTGCCCCTGGCCGATCCGGCGGAGGACCAGGTCGAGGACGGCAACGACAAAGGCGCGCCGAAACAGGGTTCCTACAACGCGGCCAAGGCAAAGAAGGCCGAGATCGACGCCGAGATCGCCTATCTCGATTTTCAGGAACGCGTCGGCAAGCTGGTGTCGAAGGATGCGGCCGACTCCAAGCTTTTCGAGTTCTTCAGGCGGGTGCGTGACCGCATGCTCGGGCTGCCGGCAACCTGCGCCGACGGTCTTGCGGCCGCACCGGATGCCCGCGCTATCAGGGTTTCGCTGACCGAGGAGATCCGGAAGGCACTCGACGAGGTCGCCCGCGATTTCGAAGGCGAAGACAGCGACCCCGATGCAGAAGATTAGGCAGCTGACCGAACGGCTGCTGAAAAGCAACCTTGTGGGGCTCGCGGTGTCCGCGGCAAAAGCCATCCGGCCCGACGAACGCATGAAGGTCTCCGAGTGGGCCGAGGAGCACAGGGAGTTTCCCGACGGTTCGGCACTGCCGGGCAAATGGCGCAACAGCACCGCGCCCTATCTCGTCGAGCCGATGGACCGGTTGTCACCGGACGATCCGATTCCGGAAGTGGTCCTGATCAAAGCGGCTCAATCAGGCGGATCAGCGATTGCCGAGAACTGGATCGGCTTCATCATGCACATGGCGGCCGCGCCGATCATGTACATTCAGGCAACGATCCAGGCAGCGCTGGACTGGAAAGAGGAAAAACTCAACGAGACGATCGAGGCGACCGATGTCCTGAACCCGGAAAAGGGCGGCGTCGTCACGCCGGTCAAGGCGAAAACCAAGGGGTCGACCTCCAAGCGCCTCCGGTTCAAGGGCGGGTTTCTCCTGTTTGGCGGCGCCAACTCGGCCGCATCCCTTCGCCAGCACTCGATCCGGTTCATGGTGCGGGACGATACCTCCGCCTGGACCGACAGCGCTGACGGTGAGGGTGATCCGGACAAGCTCTCCGAGCAACGTCTCAAGACGTACAAGGCTTTCGGGCTTTCGAAGTCGTTCGATGTGTCGACACCGACATTCAAGGGCGAGAACATCGACAAGAAGTACGAGGCCAGCGACCGGCGCCGCTACTACATGGCGTGCAAAGCCTGCGGTGCCCTCAACGATTGGGACTGGAAGGACGTTATCCGCAACGACGAACCGCCGTTCCGGTGTCATGTCAAATGCGGGGCTTGTGAGGCCGAGCACTTTGAGGCCGACAAGCGTTTCATGCAGGATCCAGAAAACGGCGCCTGCTGGGTTCCGACTGTCCCGGACGAGAACGGCGAGCTTCCCCTCCCTGTTCTTACGCCGCAAGAGGCGAAGCGATGGCGAGACCGGCCGCTAAACGTTTACCGGACCGGATATCACCTGACCGGGTTCATGTCCCGGTTTGAAATGTGGGATGAACTGGCCCGCCTTGAAGTTGAGGCCGGCGACGATCCGGAGATGGTCAAGCCGTTCGTCAACACCGGTCTCGGCCACTCCTACGAGGCGAAAGGCGATGCGCCGCCTTGGGAGACATTGTCCGCAAGGCGAGAGGCCGACTGGCAACGCGGTGCCGCTCCGGCTGGCGTTCTGTTTGTCACGCTCGCCGTCGACGTTCAAAAGACCGGTCTCTACTGGGAGCGGGTTGGTTGGGGACCGAACAAGGAAAGCTGGACGATCGATTACGGATTTCTCGCGGGCGACACCGATGTAGCGCTTGACGGGGCCTGGCCGAAACTTGACCAGGTTGTCGATGGGGGATGTGTCCATGCCTGCGGCACGAGGATCAGCGACGACTGGATCGGCGTCGACTGTGCGTATCACTCAGAGGCTGTTTATGCCTGGACCAAGCGCCGCTCGAATGCCCTGAACCTGCGTGGTGTCGACGGTTGGACGAAACTGCCGATTCACAGGGCGGAAAGCCCAGAAGTCCGCAAATCTGGTCTTTCCGCCGGCAAGGCCAGAAAGTTCGGTGCCAGGGTCTGGCTGGTCGGAACCTACGGCATCAAGTCAACATTGATGACGCTGCTGGGACGCAGCCTCGGCGAAAGCGCGGAAGTCCCGCTCGGTTACAGCCACTTTCCGGCGAACGTGGAAGACGAATACTTCAAGCACCTCGTCTCTGAGTATGTCGTCGTCGAAAAGGGCCGCAACGGGCCGACGCGCACCTGGAAGGCGAGCGGACCGAACCACTGGCTTGATTGCCGCGTCTACAACTGGGCGCTGACGCATTACGCCACCTTATGGAACTGGACCGATGAGAAGTGGTCCGAACGTGCCGCCTATTACACCGATCTTGCTGCAACAACCGGCGATCTTTTTGCCCCGCAAACCGTGGCGGCCGTTGCAGCGGCTCCGGTTCGACAAGAGCCGAAAGTGACCCAAACCGAACCGGCTGAAAAGTCGCAACCACTCGACGATGGCCTCGACGCCCTCGCACGCCTGAACAAGTGAGTTTCCATGGCAACACAAGCTGAACTTGAAGCGCAGATCGCGAGCCTTGAAGCCGTAAAACTTGCGATCCTGTCCGGCACCAAAAGGTCGGAAGTCACCGGATCTCAGGGCGGCGGCGTCAAGTACCAGATGGCGAGCGTTCCTGAAATCAATCAGGAGATCGCGCGCCTGAAAGTCCAGCTCGCCGCAATGACTGGTGAGCGGTCCGGCGTCGGCCCGGTCATTGCAACCTTTGGAGGTCAGGGATGAAACCCAAAGTGCGGGTCAAGGCCGGCGACGTCACGGGCGTGTCCGCGCGTCCTGCCAACCAGGCGGCAGCTGATGACCTTTACGCGACCTATTCCAAGGACCCGCAGGGCCTGAGAAACTGGACACCGGGCCTTAGGTCCGCCGATGCGGACTGGCTTCCGCGTCGTGACATGGCCGTTGCCCGAACGCGCGACCTCGATCGCTCGAATCCGTGGATTTCCTCTGGTGTCGATCGACAGGTCGACATGCTTGTCGGCGGCACCTTCCGGCTGAACTCCAAACCATCCGCTAAGATGCTCGGCATAAGCCAGGATGAAGCCGACCAGCTGGGCGAGGATATCCAGGCTGCCATGACATCGTGGGGCGATGATCCGATTTTCCGGTGCGACGCGGAGCGCTCGTTAAACTTCACCGGGATCATGGGATTGCTCGCGCGGGAATTCGTTGCCGGCGAAGGCCTGGCGGTGCTGCGCTGGATTGAAGAGGCGGGACGTGAGTTCGCAACGGCGGTTCATATCGTCGACCCGGACCGGCTGACGAACCCGAACAACAAGATGGACACGGCGACCCTGCGTGCAGGCGTCGAAACCAACCAGGACGGGGCGCCGATCGCCTATCATATCCGCAAGGCGCACCCGTCGGACGTTTTCAGCTACGGCGCTAATTCCTGGACGTGGGAACGGTTCCCGAGATGGGACCCGATCGGCGATTGGCAACGGCCGAAGGTCCTGCACGTCTTTGACAAGCGGCGCGCCGGCCAGACGCGCGGGATTTCGCGCCTGGTCAGCAATCTTGCCGGTCAAAAGATGCTTGCAGGCTATTCGCAGTCAGAATTGCAGGCCGCTGTCCTCAATTCTTCCGTCGTCGGGGCGATTTATACCCAGCTCGGCGCGGAATATGCGGCCGAGGCCATCGGCACGGCGGACACGAGTACCGATTGGGGCAAATTCAACTCAAGCCGCGGCCGTTTTTACGACCAATCGAGCCGGATCATGGACGAAAACCGTTTCGTGACCCTGTTTCCGACCGATCGGCTGGACATGAACACACAGCCACGCCAGACGGCGGGCTTTCCGGCCTTCATGGAGGTGTTCTTGAGGGCGCTCGCTGCCTCGCTCGGCGTTTCTTATGAGCAGTTGTCCATGGACTGGTCGAAAACCAATTATTCGTCCGCCAGGGCGGCACTGAACGAGGTTTGGCGCGGAATTTCGCGTTTGCGCAGCATTCTTGTCTCCGGGGCGGCAAATCTGATCTTTGCGGCCGTTTTGGAAGAAGCGCTCGACCGCGGCATCGTGGTGCCTCCCGCCAATGCGAAGAGTTTTTACGAAGCGCCGGCCGGATACCTGCGCGGCGACTGGATCGGCCCGGGCCGCGGCTATATCGACCCGGTCAAGGAAGCGCAGGCGGCAATCCTGCGCATGAAGGCCCGTCTCACGACGCTTGAGCGCGAAACCGCAGAGCAGGGTGGAGACTGGGAGCAGAACCTCGATCAGTTCGGCCGCGAGGAGGCGGCATTTGCCGATCGGGGTCTTGACGGACCGTCGCAGGACACCGGGACGGGGGCAGGGCCGTCCAACCAGCAAGACGCGCCGGACGACGATGACAAGAGGAGCGCCGCATGAACGGATTGGATCTCTCGTGCCTGAACGGTGCTTATGTCTCGCTCCTGGAAGGTCGGGAACCCGGCCTCGTCGAGGCCGTGCTCCGTGCGCGCTCGCATCCGCGTGACGACGCCGGTGTTTGCTGGATCGAGGACAGCCACGGCAACCAGCTTTACGAGGTAATCGACGGTGTGGCGGTGATCGGAATTTACGGGTCGCTGGTGCCGGTTCTGTCGTTTCATGGCAGTGAATACATCACGGGTTACAACTGCATTCGGATCGCGGCCGCGACCGCACTCGCCGACCCTGACGTCAAGGCGATTGCCTATGACGTCTCCAGTCCGGGGGGATATGTCAGCGGGTGTTTCGAACTGGCCGAGTTCCTGCGCGAAGTCAGCGCGGAAAAGCCGACTATGGCGATCGTCCGCGATCTTTGCGCCAGTGCCGCCTATGCACTTTCCAGCACTGCCGAAATCATGACCGTCCCGCAGACCGGTGCCGTCGGTTCGATTGGCGTTGTCCGCATGCATGGCGACTTCTCGAAGATGTTCAAGGACTGGGGCATCGATATCACGCTGATCCATTCCGGTGCGCGAAAGGTCGACGGGACGCCTTATCGCCCCCTTCCGGAGGATGTCGAGGCTAAGTGGCAGACGACCGTTGACGCTTATCGCCGCCTCTTTGCCGATCACGTGTCGGCGGGGCGGGGCATCGACCTTGAAACCGTCATGAATACCGAGGCCGAGCTCTATGACGGCCCCGTGAACCTCATTCAGGCCAGAGATCTCGGCCTGATCGACCAGATCATGTCACCGGACCAGGCGTTTGCCGCCCTGGTCGCATCCCTTTCGGCATGAGCTGACCTTCAACCCAAGGAGTACCCCATGGCAACAGGAAAAGGTAACGGCCTGGCTCACCTGAAAGGGAAGCCGGCGCCGGCAACCGCGTCTGACTCAGAGGCTGCGGAAGACGACGAAGAGGACGAGGACGAAATGACCGGGTCCGAGGACGAGGATCAGGCTGCTGAGGAAGCAGATGCTGAAAGCAATGCTGAGGACGGCGACGACGAGGACGAAGCGAAAGCCGCATCGTCCAACATCGAGGCCGGTTTCGCCTTGATGCGGTCGCCGGAGGCCAAAGGCCGCGAAAAGCTCGCGACTGAACTTGCCGAGGACGTCGCAAAAGGCAGCATGTCTCTTGATCGTGCCAAATCGATCCTGAAGTCCGGCGGCAAGGGGTCTTCCCTGTCGCAAGCCATGTCCGGCCGGGACAAGTCACCCGGCCAGGACGCCGCTGCCTCTGAGGCTTCCAGCTTCAAAGGCAAGGATGCTTCGCTTGTCGCAACAGCGACCAAGATGAAAGACGCGCGCGCCCGGCGGTAACGGGCGCACTCGGACCGGCCTCGCCGGATTCATCATCCCTAAAATCGGAGGGCCAAAATGGTCACTGCAACCCACCAGCCCGGCGGTCTGATCGTCGGGGACTTCCCTGTTGCGATTCGTCACGTGACGATCCTGTCGGGGCAGAACCTTACACGCGGCTCCGTCCTCGGACGTGTGACCGCATCTGACAAGTACATCGAATCGTTGTCCGCCGCTGGCGACGGTTCCGACACACCGGCGGCAATCCTTGCGGATGATGTCGATGCGAGTGCCGGCGATGTCATCGCTGCGGCTTACTTCGCCGGCGAATTCGCCGCCGATCAGATGAGCTTCGGCACCGGCCATGATGCGGCAAGCGTTGAAACCGCGCTCCGCCTCGCCAACGCACCGATGTTCGTCCGGACACGGGTCTAAGTTCCGCGCCGCAGCGCGGTCTTTTCATTCTCTCCAATCAGGAAAGGTATCCAAATGGATCCGCTCTACTCCACGACTGCGCTGCAGGCGGTGCTTCCGACGCTTGACCGTCCGACTGCCTGGCTGCGCGACACCATCTTCACCAATGGCATCCAGTTCACCACGTCAGAGATTGCCTTCGACAAGGTTGCCAAGCGCCGCAAGATCGCGCCGTTTGTCTCGCCCAACGTCGCCGGCAAGGCCCGCCGCGCCCGCGGCCGTTCGGTCGAGACCTTTGAGCCCCCCTATGTCAAGCCAAAGGACGAGCTTTCACCGGACGAGAACTTTGTCCGGCTTGCCGGCGAGGACTTCAACGGAGAGCTGGCTCCCGAGGAGCGCTTTGACCGCAACGCGATCCAGAAGCTGGCCGACCAGGACAACGAGATCACCCGCCGTGAGGAATGGATGTGCTCGCAAATCCTGCAGACCGGCGCTGTTGTCTGCCAGGGTGAAGACTTCCCGTCGCAGACCGTTGATTTCGGGCGCGATGCGTCCTTGACGGTTCAATTGACCGGTGCTGACCGCTGGGGCGAAACCGGCGTCTACGTCAAGCGGAACATCCGCGCCTGGGCGACGGAAATCGCGGTATTGTCTGGCGGCAACGCCGGCGATGTGGTGATGGGCGCCGAAGCGGCGGAACTCTTTACGTCCGACTCCGAAGTCAAGGAGATCCTGGACAATCGCCGCCAGGCGAGCGGGCGCATGGAACTCGGACCGGTCGCAACCGGCTCCGAGGACATGGTTGCCGCCTATCTCGGGTCGATCGCCGAATTCGATTTCTGGCAGTACACGCAGAAATTCGAAGATGAGGACGGCACGATCCTTGATTTCTGGCCGAGCTATGGTGTCCTGACCATCAGCCGACCGACCTTTGCCGGCAACATGTGCCACGGCGCCATCAAAGATAACCGGTCCCTGCGCGCAATGAGCCGGTTCCCGAAGACCTGGTCGCAGGAAGATCCTTCCGTAGACTTCATGATGACGCAATCCGCACCGCTTCCGGTGCCGGGTGAAATCAACGCGTCCAAGTTCGTCCTGGTCCGCTGACCACCGACTGAGCGCAACCTGAAACGCCGGGTGGCGGCAATCGCCGCCGCCCTTTTTCAACGGAGATTTTCAACACATGGCCAGAAAGAGAAAGATTTGCCTGCCGATCACGGTGGTTGCAGGCGGCAAGACCTACGCGCCGGGCGAACCCGTTCCGATCGACGCAGAGGAAGCCGAGGAACTGATTGCGCGCCACGGCGAAGTCGAGCCAAACGGCAAGCCGGTCAAAGAGCCGGCGAGACCGAAGGGCAAGGCCCTGGAAGAGGCGATCGCTTCGGTGTTCAAGGATCTTGATCCGGAGAACGAGGATCATTTCACCAAAAGCGGCAAGCCTGTCGTCGGTGAGATTGAAAAACGCCTCGGTTTTGACGTGACCCCGGAAGAACGCGACGCGGTCTGGGCGAAACACAGTCAGACATCGACCGCGCCCGCCGCGTGATCTGACGCATGAGCGTGTTCGATAAAGAGGTCGTCGATGCCGAGTTCGAAGTGCTTGGCGTCGACGGTTTTTACGGTGAAACGCCCTGCAAGCTCCTGTTCGAGAGCGATGACGACACCGGTGTCGACATGCTGGAAAATTCTCGGCCTGTCGGGCGCATGACTGTCATTCTGGTCCGCGACAGTGAAGTGACACCGGCAGAGGGCGGAAGCTTCACCGTAGGCAGCGAGACGCAGTGCATTGTCGGCAAGCCGACATTCAAGGACACGTCCAGGCTGGTCTGGCGCTGCCGTGTGGTGCTTTAAATGCCCGATCTGAAACTTGCCATCGTCGGCGATCTGCAAAAGGAACTCGACCGGCAAACCGCCGAAGTCGCGGGCGCGATCTATGAAGCGACCGACGACGTCGCGATGACCGTGAAGAAGCGGTTCCGGCAGCAGGTACTCTCCGCTGGACTGGGGAACCGTCTCTCGAAGACGTGGCGCCATAAAACGTTTCCGGGCCGCAATGTCATGACGCTGGAGCCTGCAGCGCTCATTTGGTCGAAGGCGCCACATATCGTTTCTGCGTTTTCGTCTGGCAACCCCATCCGCTCGACCAGGCCGGCAGGGTTTCTTGCAGTTCCAACGGACTTCGCGCCGGCAACCCGAAAGCGTGGTGCGCGGGGGCGGCGCATGTCGATGGAAGACTTTCTCGAAACATTCGGCACGGACAGCCTCAAGGTTTTTCCCAAGCCGGGCAGCGGGAACCGGGTTTTCTACGCGATAGCCGAAAAGGGCTTCAGGCGATCGGGTGGCCAGCGGCGGCGGTCCCGGATCGTGAAGCAGGGCGGTCGCGTGAAGTCTCAGCCTGTCCTGATGTATGTGCTCGTCAAACAGGTTCGGCTGGCAAAGCGCTTCGATATTGATTCCGTCGCAGCAATCGCCGAGCGGTTCTATGTCGAAAGGGTTGTGGCGGGAATTTCAAAGAGGCTTGGTCAATGAACTCGGACACAGCTTTGACAGCCCTCCAGTCAGTCCTGACGACACTCGCCAGGTCCGAGACCGCCGTGCCTACAGTGCACCGGAACGAACCGCTCGAAAAGATGCTTGAGGACCTCGACCGTGGTGCGAAGGGCTTCGCGAACCTGATCGACGGAGACATCCGCATCGACAACATCCTGATCGGCGACGGGCCGGTCTATGAGCTGACGCTCTTGCCGCAGCTCGAAATCATTGTTCAGGGAAATAGCGATGCAGAGCGTCGCGCCGCGCTCTCAGCGATCGTCGACACCATTGCTACGGCGATCGATGCAGACCCGACGCTCGCGAATGCCTGCGAGGACAGCCGTGTTGCCGGCATCACACGCAGCGGGCTTGTGACCGACGGTGTTCCCAACCTTGCCGGGCTCATTGTCGCCCTGGAGGTCGAGATCACCTCGAACCAATCTTTCTAGCCACTCAAAAGGTGAGACATGACCGCGAAACGAACACCGGCCGCGCCGAAGGCGGGCCACTTTGTGCTGCTTGAGGACCACGACGGCCACCGCCGCGGAAAAATCCTCTGGCTTGAGCCGGACCAAATCAAGGAGCTCAAGGGCAAGATCCGTCCGGCCACCGAAATCGACAAGTCCATTGCCGCGGTAAGCGGCTGATCCAAAGGAGCATCCCATGGCAACGTCAGCCAAACCTCGCGGCAAAACCGCAAACCTTCTGTTCGGCACGCAATCAGCCTTCGACACGCCGGCGACCGGCAACTATATCAAAACGTTTTTCTATTCGGAAAACCTCGGCGAGTCCGAGCCGTTCGAGGAAAACCCGCTGATTGGCCTGGAGCGGAACAACAACCGCGATGCCACCGAACCGCAGCCGGGTCTTTTGACCGCCGCCGGCGATATTGTCGTTCCCCTCGATGCCAATCATTTCCCGTATTGGCTGACCCATCTCTTCGGCGCGCCGGTGACGACCGGGTCGGGACCTTATACGCACACATGGGTGTCGGGCGGCGAAGTCCTGCCCTGGCGCACCATCGAGGTCGAAAAACGTGCCGGCGCGGCGTTTTATCAGGCGATCGGTGTCGTTGCGAATGGCTTCTCGTTCGATGGCGCCCGATCCGGCGGCTTTCGACCGGTGACGCTCAATTGCCTGGCCCGCAACCAGGCAAAGCTTACGAGCTCGGGCGGCGGGACACCGCCGGCCATGCTCCCGACTTCGTTGCTGCCGGCCTCTCAGGGGCTCATGAGGGTGAACACCGTCCTGGCCGGAAACTTCCTCGGGGCATCTTTCAACTACCAGAACGGGTTCGCCGACGACGAGTCCGTCAACGGCACCAAGTTCGTGTCCGGGTTCGATCTCGACACAGAGGCTCAGATGACCGGCAACGGCCGGGTCCGGTATGTCGACGACACCTATTACGACATCATGAGTGCGGGCAATCCGGTTGCGCTTGAGATGGAGTTCGGTGAGCAGGCCGATGCGCGGATCACCTTTTCGATGCCGGCGGTCCGTTTCGACCGCGCACCGTTCGCTCCAATCTCCGGACCCGGGCGGCTCGAATCTGAATTCGGGTTCCGCGCCGAGCAAACGGCCGGCGCACCCATGCTCACCGTGACCGTCAGTAACAACATCGATTCCTATGCCCTTTAATCCGTCCGAATTTTCATTCGAGGCCCGCACCGTGGAGTTTCCCTACGGTGTGGTCCTCACCATGCGCCCGGCGAACTCGATCGACCTCGACCAGGCGCAGGCCGAATCAGCGCGCGCGATCCGTGACATGGTGCTGTCGCGCGATGCATTGAGCGAGTATGGCGTCCCGAAGAGCCTGCTTGATCAGGAAATGGGGAACGAGGCAGACTTCGTTGAGGACGAGGACGATGAGCAGCTCGGCGCGGATCGCTTCCGCGACTTCCTCGGCCTGACATCTTTCATTGCCGCTGTGCTTCTGTTCGAGCAGGTGGTCACAAGTTGGGAGAACGTCGAGGACGCAGACGGCGAGCCGTTGCCGCGTGACCGCACCTCGATCGGCCAGTTCCTTCTCTATCCGGACATGAAAAAGGCTTTCGACAAAGTTGTGTACTCCGTCCAGTTCGCGGTCCGAGAAGAGGGAAACGGATCGCCCGTCTCGCAGAATGGTTCGGGCGAGGCGGAGGACGATACTGCGAAGGCTGCAGAGAGCTGAACCAGAATTGCGGGCATGCGTGCCCGATCGAAAAGAACCAGCCGGCAACCGGGCTCGGTCAACTGGCCGCCCGCTTGGCGATGGCGGCCGGCGTCTGGCGCGTTTCCGACCAGGACGGCCGCAGAACCGGCCTCATGATCAGTGAGGCGCTTGCCCGTGCCGGCGATCTTACAGCGTCAGAAACAGAAATCGTTTCGGACCTTCTCGTCCGATACGAAACCGCCTTCCTGAATTCCTTCCAGGTACATTACGGAGCACCGAATGACACGCAGAATGCCACAAGTCGGCATCCGTCTCGCCGCGGTTGACGGGAAGGTCGTTCAACGCGAGCTACGCAAGTTCGGCACCGAGGGCGAGCAGGCGCTCCGACGCATCGAGCGCGCCAGCAAGCCGGCACGCCGGAGTTTGAAGGCGGTCGACGCAACGGTCAGCGAACTCAAGACCAGCGCGGCTGGACTGTCGACAAATCTCGGGGCCGCTGGAGCAGGGCTGCGTGCCATGGGGCCTGCCGGCGCAGCCGCTGCAATTGGTATTGGGGCGCTCGCGCTTGGTTTCTCCAGGGTTGTCACGTCGTCCCGCGATGCTGCACGGTCCATCGCTGAGGTTGGCGACGCCGCGCGCCGGGCTGGTCTTGATGTCGAAGCGTTTCAGGAGTTGCAGCTTGTTGCCGACCGGAACCGCATTTCGGTCGATGCGCTGACAGACGGCATCAAGGAACTCAATCTGCGTGCCGACGAATTCATCCTGACAGGGGCAGGGCCGGCAGCCGAAGCGTTTGAGCGCCTCGGGTTCAGCGCGGAAGAACTGCGCAAGCAGCTGAAGAACCCGTCCGAACTGCTGGTCGAGATCGTCGAGCGCCTCGAAAACTTCGACCGGGCCGCGCAGATCCGGATTGCAGACGAAATTTTCGGCGGAACTGCCGGCGAGCGGTTTGTCGAGCTGATCGATCGTGGTTCTGAGAACCTGCGACGGATGATCGAGGAGTCACGTGATCTCGGTCTCATTTTTGACGATGAAGTCGTTCGCCGCGCAGAGGAGCTCGACAGCGAACTCACCAAGGCGGCTCAAACGATCGATCGGAACTTGACGCGAGCGTTGTTTGATGCGGCACCGGCGGCTCAAGCGCTTGCCGAATTTCTGGCAACTGTCCTTGCCGGCTTCAGTTCTCTCATCGATCTTACGCGTGAGGCCGAGGATCAATCCACGCGGCTTGTCCAGGAGCGATTCAACACCCTTCTGAACGACCGGATCGTACTGCTTCAACGGATTGAGGACCTTGAAACCCGGTCGCAGCGCGATACGCGATTCCTGCCGCAACTCGATACGGCGCGCCACGATCTGGCGCGCATGAACGAAGAACTCGAACGGCTGCAGGACATTCTCGATCGGCGCAACGGTCTCACGGATGGTTTTGTTTTCGGATCAGAAGAAGCGCCCGGCCAGAATCAGGACCGTGACTTCCTGGCGGAAGAAGAGCGTAAGCGTCTTGAAAAACTTGCGGATACCTGGATCGACCGAATTACGCCGGCAGCGGACAAATACCGGGAGACACTGAAGGACATTGCCGCGGCCGAGGAACAGGGCTTTCTGACCGCGAGCCAGGCGGCCGATGCGCGGGTAAAGGCGGCCGAGGACTATCAGAAGGTCATCGACAAGCTCAACGCCTCCAGCGACAGAGAGCTTGAAAAACGCCTTGCCGAAGTCAAGAAACTGATCGAGGCGAGCCGGACACCCGCCGAGGAACTGGCCGAACGTCTTCATCGGATCGCCGAACTGGAAAACGAAGGCCTGTTCGCGCGCGCCGGCGGCAATGCCGACGATGCCCGTGTCAAAGCGATGCGCGACTATGCGGCTGCGACCGATGATGCCGCGGCGGCTCTTGAGCGTCTCAATGAAATCGCATCGGGGAACGGACCGAGCGCTTACGCCGCACAGCTTGTCATTGCCGAGCGGCGCACCAATGATCTGCGCGAAGCCACCGAGCCGCTTCGTGAAGAACTGGCCGACGGTCTGGCGGACGCCATCGTCAACGGCGAGGATCTTTCCGACGTGCTGGAACGGCTCGCAAAGCAGATCCTGCGCGACTTCCTGTCCGGTCAGATTAATTTCCTGCTTGGCGGCCCGGCGCCAAACGACTTCCTGTCGCGGTTGTTCGGCTCCTTGTTCGGCGGAGGCTTTGGCCGTGGACGCGGCACTGCATCATCCTCAGTCGCGAGTTACAGCCCGGCAGTATCTGCTCCCGCGGCCGCCGCGGCGGTCCTCCCGACAGCGGCGGGGTCATCTGCGATCGCGCCATCAACCGGCGGCTCGGTCGCCGCGCAGATCTGGAACTATTTCATCGGCAAGGGCCTGCAGCCGCATCAGGTTGCCGGCATCCTCGGCAACGTCTCGGCCGAGAGCGCATTCAACCCGTTTGCGATCGGCGACGGCGGAAATGCGTTCGGTCTCTTCCAGCACAATGACCGACGCTTCAACCTGTTTGATTTCATCGGCGGGCGCCAGAACCTTGGCAATGTCCGAGGTCAGCTCGACTTTGCCTGGCACGAACTGATGACGACAGAAGGCCGGGCTTACCGGAACCTACTCGGAAGCAGCAACGTCAGAGAGGCAACGGCAGCTTTCGGAGGCTTCGAACGCCCTCGCGGCTTTTCGTGGGCGAACCCGGAGGCAATGCACAACTGGACCGGACGCCTGGAAGCGGCGCAAGACGCTCTCAATGTGTTCGGCACAGACCTCACGACGGTCTCATCCAACCTGAATCGGTTCGACGGCGGGATCGGCAAGGCGATCACCTCGCTCGCCGACGGCAGCAGCTCGCTTGCAAAAACGGCGACCTCGTTTGCTGGTCAGTCTCAGCAGCTCGCCGGCACGATGACCGACGGGATTCAGAACATTTTCGGCGGTCTGGGCGAGGCAGGAGCCGGGGCAGGGGGTGGCGGCGGCTTTGGCGGGTTCTTTTCCGCAATCTTCGGCGGCATCGGCAGGCTGTTCGGGTTCAACCGCGGCGGACCGACGGGTCCAGGCGCTGACACTGACGTCGCCGGTGTCGTGCATGCAAACGAATATGTCTTCAGCGCACCGGCTACACGCCGGATCGGCGTCGACGCGCTCGATGCCTTGCATCGGAACACGCTCAAGGGTTTCCGGTCGGGCGGTTATGTCACGCCCTACGCGGGATCCGGAGCGATGCCGTCGATGCGCGGTGCGGCCGCAAATGACGATCGGATCAAGATCGAGGTGCACAACTATTCGAATGCGCAGATCGAGTTTGAAGAAGAACGTGACGAGCGCGGCGGCCGCAGCATCAAGTTCATTGCTGCCGAGCAGGTCTCCGATGCGATGGAGACACCGGGCGGCGCTGCACAGCGCACGCTTCGAAGGACATTCGGGCTCAAGAAGCAAAGGGTCAACCGATGATCCCCGTCTGGCCGACCGAGTTGCCGAAACCACAACGCTCCGGCTTCCAAAAGCAACACCAGGACCCGCGTCTGCGCCGCCGCGCTGAAACAGGCCCTCCCGGATATCGCCGCCGATTTTCCTCTGCCGCCCAGTTCGTTTCGCTTTCCATGAGTGTCACGCGCGACCAGGTCGCCATCTTTGAGAATTTCCACCGGAACGAAACCGCGCTCGGCACATTGCCGTTTGTGATGCCGGACCCGCTGACAGATGGCTGGGAGCTGCTCACGCCGGACGGAGAGCCGCTGCTTGCCCCGGACGACGAGCCGGTCCTGATTGCGGCGCACTGGCTTTGCCTCTTTGGGGAATCGATGCCGGCAATCACGATGCGCGGCATTCGGTTCGTGATCACGTTTCCGGTCACGGTGATGCCGTGAGGCGCGTTTCTCTGAACCAACGGCTTTCGTTCGAGGAACACTCGACGGACGAGGTCGAGGTTGCGCTGTTTCACATCGAACACGAGGCGCTTACCGACCCGGTGCGCCTTTCCACCGATCCGACCGAGCGGCTCAGCGATGACCCGCTTGCCTATGGAACACGATCCACCTTCAACGGCGCCAGCCCGGTTACCGAGCCGTTTCAGTTCGTGCTCGTTTCGACCGACATGCCGAGCGACATGGAAGAAGCGCCGGCGGAGGCTGCGATCGTGCTTGAGAACGTCACCACGGGGATTGCCGACGTTCTACAAAGCTTGACGACACAGGCAACGGTGCATCTGGCGCTCGTGCTCGCATCCTCGCCTGACCAGGTGGAGGCCGAATTCAGGGACCTGAAACTGGTTCGTTCCGAGGGAGATGCCTCGGAGATCACGCTTTATCTCAGCCGGCAGCCGATCGAGGAAGAGAGCTTCCCGGCGGCCCGCATGACCAAACAACGTTTTCCGGGACTGCACAGATGAGTTGGAGCAACGGATACATCGGCATACCGTTTGAGGAATTCGGACGGGACCGGTCCGGCTGCGATTGCTACGGCCTGGTTGTCCATGTCTATGCCGCCGAGCTTGGCATGCAGCTGACGTCCTATGCCGGCGACTATGTCAGCTGCGATGAACGCCGGGAACTGGACGGGCTCTTCTCCAGCGCGATCGAGATCGGTCCCTGGCGCAAGGTCGAGGGTGCGCCGGAAGCCTTTGACGTCGCACTTTTCCGCATCGGTCCGACGGCCGCGCATTGCGGCCTTGTAGTTCGAAACGGCGTCATGCTGCACATCCAGGGCGAGGACCAGGCGAAGGTCGAAAGCTATCGGACCGGGTCCTGGAGACCACGTCTCATCGGTCACTACCGACACGTTGATGTGAGGGAAGGGATATGAGCGAAACTTTCCCCGTCCTTGCCGCACCGCTGTTTGACCCGGGAGCCGGGCGGATCGATATGGAACTGCCGCACGGCTTCACCATTGCCGAGGTTGTCGCGACAGCCCTGCCGCAGGCCATCGGAAAGGGGCTGCCGATCCGCGTGGTGCTTGTCTCTGAGCGCGGCACCGCCGTGATTGCGCGCGATAACTGGCAGTTTGTGCGGCCTCGGCCGGGCGTGCGCGTTGTCATTCGCGTGCTGCCCGGCAAGAGCGCTTTACGTTCGATCCTGCAGGTCGTTGTCGCGATCGCAGCGATCGCAATCGGGCAGTTCTGGGCGGTCCCGCTCGCGGGCGCACTCGGCATCTCGGCCGGTGTCGCTCAAGGTCTCCTGACCTTCGGGGTGACGGCGCTCGGCAATTTGTTGATCAATGCGCTCGTGCCACCGGCCAAGCCCGACACGCCGGCAACCTCGGACGACGACGTCAACCAGTCCTATACGATCACGGGCTGGAAGAACCGACTCGCGCCGGACGCGCCCGTGCCGGTGCTATTTGGCAAGCACAGATACGCACCGCCATTCGGAGCGATTTCCTACACAGAGATCGTCGGCGATGTTCAATACATTCGCTCGCTTTTCGTCTTCGGCTACGGCCCGATGAAACTGAGTGACTTCAAGATCGGCACGACTGACCTGGACGAATATGACGAGGTCGAAATCGAGACCCGCGAAGGCTGGCCGACGGATGAGCCGATCACGCTCTATCCGCGTCAGGTGATCGAGGATCTTGCCGGCAGTGATCTGACCCGTCCGTTGCCGCGCAACGATGCCGGCAATGTCATTTCAGGCCCGGCGACCGAGGAACCTGTCGTGCGTTATTCTGCGGCGAACGGTACCGGCGCCTCGGTGATCATCTCGTTTCCGGGCGGGCTATTCAATTATGACAGCAACGGCAATCTGCAGTCGTTGACCGTGTCGGTTCGCATCCGGTACCGGGCTCAGGACAGTGGGGACGACTGGACCGACGTCACCACGCTCAATGTCTCGGCCGCCAAGCGGGAAGCGTTTTATCGGCAGCACAGCTGGGATTTTCCCTCCCGTGGTCGCTACGAGATCGAGGTCACCCGGATGACCGACGAGCGGACCAGTTCGCGTGTTCAGGACCGGTCTGTGCTCGTCGCGGTCCAGACCATCCGGCCGGAATACCCGCTCAACTTCGAGCATCCGATCGCGATTGCGGCAGTCCGGATCAAGGCGACCTACCAGCTGAACGGCTCGCTCGACAACTTCTCGGCGCTCTGTTCCCGGGTCGCGCTCGATTGGGACAGCACAAGCGGGACATGGATTGAACGCGAAACCGCAAATCCGGCGTCGAACTTCCGTTTTGCGCTTCAGTGTCCCGCGAACGCCTATCCGGTCACTGACGGCGGTATCGATCTGGAGCAACTCGCCGAATGGCACGAGTTCTGCGCGGCGAAAGGACTTGAGTACAATTTTGTGCTCGATGCGGATCTGTCGCTTCTGGAAACCCTTCAACTGGGCGCCGGGGCAGGGCGGGCGTCGCCTCGCCACGACGGCGTTCTGTGGGGCGTCGTCGTCGACAAGCCGCAGGACCTCGTCATCGATCATATCAACCCGCGCAACTCGGACAGTTTCCGCTGGCAGCGCGCCTATCTGAACCCGCCCGACGCGTTCCGGATCCCGTTCTTCGACGAGACCAACGACTATGAACCGGCCGAGCGGATCATTCCCTGGCCTGGCTTTTCCGGCGAAATCACCTTGACCGAGGAAATCGAACTTCCCGGCAAGACCGATCCGGACGAAATCTGGATCGAGGCCCGGCGCCGGCAATACGAGCTGATCTACCGGCCCAATGTCTACAGCGCGTTGCAAGATGGTGCTGCGCGCGTGGCGACCCGCGGCGACCTGGTCATGGGGTCCTTTGACGCCCTGGAAGAAACACAGATTGCCGCCCGGGTTGTCGCCGTCGAGGGCCGCATCGTGGTGCTGGACGAGCAGGTGACGATGGAAGCGGGCGAAAGCTACGCCATCCGGTTCCGTTCCGGGATTTCGGAGGCGGACACAATCGGCGTTTCAACGGTGCGTAGTGTCGGCACCATTGCCGGTGCGACCAACTCGCTCTCGCTGGAAGGCGCCGGCGCTCTGCCGATCGCGGGGGATCTCGTCCATTTCGGCAAGGCGGTCTCGGAAAGCAAGGCTCTGATCATCAAGGGGATCGAGTCGGGTGAAAATTTTACAAGCTTTGTCACCATGATCGACGCCTCGCCCGAGGTCGACACCCTGACGGATGCAGAGAACCCGCCAACATGGTCCGGCGTTGTCGGCAGCGAACTGAATGACCCGCTTCTGATCCCGTCCGCGCCCGTCTTCACCGCTGTCAGGACCGGTCTTGCCGGTACCGGAGATGTCAATGGTCTTGATCTCCTGATCGAGCCAGGCAGCGGCAGCGCGGCCATTATCGGGACTTTCGAAATCGACCATCGGCTGACCGGCGATGTCACCTGGACCACGGTCACGATCACATCCGGGGATGGCGGTACATCGATTGCGGGCTACATCAGCGGCAACAATGTCGATCTGCGCGCCCGCGCCCTGACACCGAACGGCACGCCCGGGCCATACAACACCATCGCCACGGTCACGATCGGCGAAGACGATGCCGGCTTGCCGCTCGCACTCGGCGCGGGCAGCGGCGTTGTCGGCGCTACGGCGCACGCCACGATCACGATCGTCACGCAGAACGACGACAATGTTGCCGAGGTCGCGATCTACCGGCTCGCCAGCGGCGGCACGCTCGACAAGCTGACCCATCTGATCGGGACGCATGCCGTCTCGAAGTCGTCGACCCTTGAGGTGATCGACGGCGATGCGACCGGTCAGGACACCAGCCTGCTGCCTGCCGGCAGCTATGACTATTACCTCGAACCGCAGAACCAGGACGATCAGCCGGGGCCGATCGCCGGGCCGTTCACGGTCACCGTCACGTAGGAGACATTCATGGGCGTAAAGACGGACAATCTTCCACAGGCCTCCGTGGTCACCGAGCTGTTTGGACATGTGGAATCGGGCGGTCAGAAGTCGCTGGCGGTGATCGAATTCAGCAAGGTCACGTCTCAGGTGAGTTCCGATCTCGGAACGGATTATGCGACGCTCGCCGAGCTGCAAGCCGACCTCAACTGGAACGCCGGAGCCCTGGCGCGTATCTGGGGCGATACGCCTTCCAATAACGGGGTGTATCAGAAGACGGGCGAGGCCGGCGCGGGGTCCTGGACCCGCCTCGGACCGCTTCCGGAAAACGATCTCTCCAGATCCTTGCGCGTGCCGGAAGGGGAATCGATCGACCCGTTTCCGGATGCTGCGACCCGGGCAAACACCGTGCCGATGTTCGACGCCACCGGTCAGCCCATCGAAGGCCCGACCGCGGCCGAAATCACCGCGGCGGAAGGGCACGCGGCGAACGCCCTGGCGTCTGCCGGCGCCGCTGCCGCCAGTGCGTCTCTGGCTGGCGCTCCGTTCGCCTCGCGCGCGATCGCCGAGGCCGCGAATGTCGACGCCGGCCTTAACGAGATCAAGGTGATCCATGCCGGCGAAATCCTGGTCTATCAGCGCGATGCCGCCGGCACGGCCCTGACGACGAATGATGGCGCGAACTGGTCGCCCGGCGGGGCGAAGACGATCAAGCACTATGGTGCGGTGGGTGACGGTGTCACGGATGACAGCGCTGCCATTCAGGCTGCGATCAATGATTCCGACGGCAGTGTCCTGATATTCAACCCGGGTGGCCGCTATCTCGTTCTGACAGGCCTGACCGTTTCCGACATCAACATCGTCATCCTGGCTTTCGGTGCAATCCTTATCCAAGGGGCCAACGTCGTCTCGCTGTCCATGTCTGCAAGCGTGCAGACCGAGACCGTCGCAACATCAATCAACAATGCCGATACTGTGGACGTTTCCAACGGCGCGGCTGTGACCTCACCGGTTGCGAGCGTCACCTTCGGTTCCGCGCACAGCTATGTCGTGGGTGACTTGGTCAAGGTTGTGTCAGACGATCAATGGGCCGGCTCGGGAATTGCTGGCCAGTTCTGGGGCGAGATCGGCCGTATCGTGGCGGTAGCAACCAATACGATCTACCTCGCCAAACGCTTCGTGTCGGACGTCCCTGGAAGTCCGACGAACATTCGCGTCGCTGTGCTGCAGCCATTCAAGCAGGAGCTTCATGGCCTGGCATTTGACACGGACGCAGCAGGGGACGCGGCCAATTGGACGCAGCCACAGTTTCAGGCGACCGGTCTGGTCAACCCGCGTTTCCGCGACCTGGAAGTCGTGAAAGGCTGGGCCGTCGCCCTCGAATTCCGCGGCTGCACGGAGATCGACGCGGCCGGGATCTCCGGCGGAAACCTCTCAAACGATCCGTCGAACAGCCGCTACGGATATCTGATCAATGACAAGAGCGGTCAACGCAACAGCTGGCGGAGCGTGACGGGCCGAATCTGCCGCCACGTCTATACGACCAACCAGGACGGCGTTTCCGCAGGCTCCGATATCCGCCTCTTTGGTCAGTCGATCGGGCACAACATCTCCGATAGCCTCGGCGCGGATTGCTGGGCCGATCCTTTCGACACTCACCACGACGCGCTGAACGTGACATTCGCCAACTGTACCGCGTCCGGTGCCGTGCGGGGCGAAGACGCCACCGGCGCGGGTTTCCAAGCGCGCGGGAAGGGGATCGTTTTCAAAAACATCAAGGCGCTTGGCACAAAGTACGGCGTTCATATTCTCCAACAGTTCGCCAGCGATGCGACCAAGGATGTCCTGGTTGACGGGCTCGTATCCGACACGCCCGCGGCCGCGGTTCTTGTATCCGGCCAGAGCGGCAATCCGATCTCCGGAATAAAGCTCAAGAACCTGAACTGCGAAGTAACCGATCATGACCACGTCATCGAGGGAACCGATTGCGCGGCACACCTAAAAAATTGCGATCTCAAACTGGCCGGCGCGGTTAACAATGCCCGCGTCGTCAGCGCGGGCTCAGGTGCCGTTTTCACCGTCGACAAGACGCTTATCGACCTGAATGATCACACGGGCACCGATCCCTACCTGTTTGAGATCCTTGCGGCCACCAGTGATGTCCGAACTGGTGAGGTCGAGGTGACCGGGACATGGGGCGGGATATTTGACCTCAACAACGCCGACGGGACCGCGATCTGTCTGAAACCGGTCATCGGAGATGCCGTTCCAACCAACGAAGACGCATACATCAACAAGGGTGCCGACGCGAAGCTAGGGTGGGACTACAGGATAGGTCTTGTCGATGGCTCAGAATTCAAGGAGTTGGCGGCGTTTCACAATCTGACCTACGCCGCTGCGGGCGGTCAGGTGATCGATCTGAAGTACAACAATGCGGATCTCATAATCGTACGCGTGACCTGCACAGCTTCCGGTGTCTGGATCGACGAGCTGATCAATATGGGTCAGCGTATGGGCCAGTTGCTCACAATTGTGAACCGCGCGGGCGGGTCAACACACACCCTTGAAATTCGAGCGGACTTTGCCAAGGGCCTTGCCCTCGGATCGGCCGGCAAGGTCGTGGCCGATGGCAAGGGTATGACGCTCTACAGGGAGACCACGTTCTACCGGCCAACCACCGACTGATTGTTTCCGAAATTTCGCACGTTCCGTGCCGCCGTTAGGGCGGCTTTTTCATGCCCGACAGGAGGGTGACATGAGTAACCTTGCATTCAACAAATGGCTGCAGCAGCGGCTCAATGCACATGGTGCGCAGCTCAAAGCAGACGGCGACATCGGCAACGGAACGACGTCAGCGCTCAAAGCCTTCCAGGCGGACAAGGGCCTGCGGATCTCGGGCCTGGCTGATAGCGACACGGTCAAGGCGCTTCGGATCGATCCGTCGGGCAAGCGCCGGGTCCCGACCAAAGACGTTCCGGGTCAGTCCATGCCGCCCTGGCTCGCTGAAATGGACCGCCGCATGGGCCTTCACGAGAAGCGCAATAACACGGCGCTTTCACGCTGGTTGCGCGACGGCAAGTTTCTCGGCAATCCGGCAAAGTTGCCCTGGTGCGGCGACGCAGTAGAAACCTGCATCGTCAAGACGCTACCGGACGAGCCGGTACCGTCAAATCCGTTCTGGGCACAGGCCTGGCGCGACTTCGGCATTGATGCCGGCGGACCGATCGTCGGATCGATCGGCGTCATTCGCTGGAACGCCAAGGCCGGTCATGTCGGTATCGTGGTCGGTTACGACCCGCGCACGGCCCGCGTCTTTTTGATGGGTGGCAACCAGCAGAACGCTGTGACTATAAGCTCGTTTCCCCGTTCGAAATTCATCGCTTTCCGCTGGCCGAGCACGTTCCCGTTTCGCCACTACCCGGCGATGCGCGCCGACAGTGTCGAGCCGGCGGATTTCGCTGCGACGCGCTGATGAACATCGAAACCATCAAGAAGACCTGGCGCCCGGCGATGGGCTGGGCGCTGGTTTTCATCAATCTGATTTACGCGCTTTTGATCTGCGCTCTCCTGATTGCACAGCTCGTTGATTTCGAAGATGTCAGCGCCTTCATGCTGGCGCAAGTCGGTCAGCTCGCGGGCCTCGGCATGGTGACCTCTGCCGGCCGGTCTTACGAAAAGCGCTACGGCATGGATGGTGCGCCGCCGGAGATCCTGCCGGAGCCACCGCAGGAGTTTCCGCAAAACCCTCCGGCGGAAAACTATGAAGGGCGGATCGGATGATCGCTTCTATCGTCATTGAGATCGTCAAGGACCGTGCGATTGCCTTCGTCTCCAGCCTCCTCGGAACCCGAACGGGGAGGCTGTTGGTTTACGCCGCCGTTGCTGCCGCGGTCCTCGGCGCTCTCTTTGTTTGGCACAAGATCGACAAGGCGAGGGCGGTCAGTGCCGCCGTGCAGGACAAGGTCGACCAGTTCGAGCTGACCTCTTTGCAGGTCCAGCTGGAAGAAATGAAACGGCGAAAAGCCGTGGCCGACAGTGCGAACAGAGACCTTCAAACACGTATTGAACAGGCGGACGCGGATGCGGAAGCCGCAGCAGAGGAGTTGGCCGACTATGTCTCGACCGTCTCAGATAGTTGCGTTGTCGACGCTGATCTTTTTGAGCGCCTGCACAACCGTTGACGAGAAGCTGAAAGAAGCCGCGACCCGGCAAGGACAGGTCGAGGCAACGAAGCAGCTTCCGGAACATCCGCCTGATTGCCGGAAGCAGGAGCGGTCCGGTGTTCAGATCGGTGATCCGCTTGACGTTGCGGTGATCCGCACCGACCAGGCGCTCGGCCGGGCGAACAGCAGAGTCAGGCGGTGCGCTGCCTGGTACCAGGGAATCAAATCCGGATTTGAGGGGCAAGAATGAGCACACCTGATGGCGGCGACGTTTGGCTTTTTGGAACGCTGATTGCCCTTGTTGGCCTCGTAAGCGGTTTTGTAGCCCGTGAGCGAGCCATTCAAAAGGACAAGAAAGATCGAGAGGACAAGCTGCACGACCGTATCACTCGTGTCCGGGAGGACCATAACCGCGACCATGCGGAGCTGCGGCGAGAGCTGAACGAGTACAAGCTGCAAGTCCAGCGCGAATACGCCTCGGTCGATCACTTGAAGGAAGTCGAGAACCGACTGGTAAAAGCGATCGACGACCTCTCAACCGTGGTCAAGGACCTGGCGAACGAAATCAAGAACGCGCTCGCCGACCGGAAGTAATCCACCCTCAAACCCCTAACGCTCGACCCACCCGGCCGGGCGCTCTTTCCAATCCCAACCAGACGAGGTGAAACATGCCTTCTATCTACAACGCTGCGCGTGATGCGGCTCTGAACCAGTGCATTGCCGACGCGACCCGGCTCTATCTTTGTTCGGCCGAGCCGACGACCTTTGCGCAGGCATCATCCACTCTTGCGCTTGCTAACAAGACCGGGATCACACTCGGGGCGCCGGAGGATGCCACGCCTAACGGCCGCTGGAGCGAAATACCCGAAGTGACAGACGGCGTCGTCACTGCGGCTGGCCAGGCCACTCATTGGGCCTTGACGAATAACACCGACACCGTGATTGCAACCGGCCCGTTGACAGCACCTGTCGACCTGGTGCTCGGCCCGCCCGCCGCATGGCCGGCTCAATATCTCCGTGTTCCCGCTGCGCAGGTGGCCGCATAATGGCTTTTCCGACAACACCCTCCCTCGCGAGCGAGTACGAGGAAATAAAACGGAACGCGGCGGACATTAAGAGAAAGTGCGCCGCTGCGAGCGCGGCCATGGCAACCGGTCCCTATAATTCGACATATATGAAAGAGCTGCTCGACCGGCTCAAGGTAGTCGACGCGAGATTTGCCGGCTATTCCAAGAACGGTGCACTCGTCGCTTATGCGAAACAGATGGAAAACGATGAGTCTCTAGACCTGCAACAGGAATTCAGAGACATGCGGGCGGCTATCCAGGCCGCCGGCAAGTGGATCATCGACAACTATCCGAAAGACGAGGGCGGCTACATCCTGGATGTTAGTATGGATGCTCAGGGGAACCGTGCGGAAAGAACGTTCAGCGCCGCTGCCACAACCGATCTGCGGCCACTCCTCGACGCGATCGTTGCCAGTATCGGATAACCGCAGATGACCGCGCCGGACTTCGTAGCCGTTGGCTCGATTCCCAACAATGGCGACAACCGAAACAGTTACTCGCCTGGCCTGCCGGCCGGAATAACGGCGGGTGACACACTGGAATGCTATGCCGCGCAGGACAGCGACGACACCATGGAAATGGATCCGCTGGATTGGGTGGTCATTAACGAGCACGTCGTCGGCGGCCGCATGCGCAAGGGCTGGAGGCACGAGTATGATGGAACTGCCCCGTCGAACACGATTACGATCGGTGATGGACGCAAGGTTACATGTTTCATTGTGGCCTTCAGGGGCTGTGACAACGCGGGCACTCCATTCGAGTCGCTGGGGTTGGACAGCAGCGGCAGCGACTCCGACATCGACTACAACGCGACCGTAACAACCGGCGCAGATCGTCTCGGCGTCAGGGTGGCGGTGAATCACAAGGACCACCGCGATCCGACAAGTGTTCCAGCCGGGTGGACTGAACGGCTTTCGTTCGAGAACAGCGACGGGTATGCTCTTGTTGACACCAAGGTCATTCCCTCAGCGACCACTGAACCGTCAACAACCCGAGTCTCCGACAGACGCGACTGGCGGTCGTTTGCCTATGCGCTGATCCCGGCCGCATCTGGCTCGCCCGATCCCATCGACGTCGAACTTCAAGGCCTGGAGCTGCCGATCGAGGTGCCGGCACTTGTCGCCAGTCAGACGCAGACTGTGGGCATGGAAGGTCTGGACCTTCCGATTGAGCTGCCGGCGCTTGACGCCAGCCAGACGCAAACGGTCGGGCTGGAAGGTCTTGACCTGCCGTTCGAACTACCGGCGCTTGAGGTCGGTCAAACCCAAGCGGTCGCCCTCGAAGGCATAGATATTCCGATCGAGCTGCCGGCGCTCGCGCCGGAGCAGATCCAGGCTGTTGCCCTGGCTGGCATCGATCTGCCTTTTAATGTGCCGACCCTGACCGTCGGACAGTTCCAGGAGGCGAACCTTGCCGGTCTGGAGCTGCCGATCGAGCTGCCGGCGCTCACAGTCAGCCAGGCGCAGGCAGTTGCTCTCGAAGGCATCGACCTGCCGATTGAGCTTCCGTCGTTTGATGTCAGCCAGACCCAGACGGTCGGGCTGGAGGGTCTGGATCTTCCGATCGAGTTGCCTCAACTGGCGCCGGTTCAAGTCGACGGGATACAGCTGCGCTCGATCGAGCTACCAATCCTTGTTCCGGCGCTGTCCCCGCAGCAGATCCAGGCCGTTGCCCTGGCTGGCGTCGAGTTACCGTTCAGCCTGCCGACCCTCACGGTCGGTCAGATACAAGAGGCTGATCTCGACGGTCTGGATCTTCCGATCGAACTGCCGGCGCTTGATGTCAGCCAGACGCAAGCGGTCGCCCTCGAAGGCGTCGATCTGCCGATTGAGCTTCCGCCGTTTGATGTCAGTCAGACACAGTCGGTCGGGCTGGAAGGTCTGGACCTTCCGATTGAGCTGCCGACCCTGGCAGCCGCACAGGGTCAAGCGGTCGAGTTGCAACCGCTTGAGCTGCAGATCCATCTTCCCGCACTCGCGCCGCTGCAGATCCATGCAGTGGAGCTTGCCGGTCTCGATCTGCCGATCGAACTGCCGTCCCTGTCGATATCTCAGACACTGGACCAGGTCGTGACGGTGCCGGAGGGGCGTTTGTTGAGGGCGCAGCCGCGCCAGAGTGTGATGGCTTGCGCCGGCCGCCGAACGCAGGCCGCCGCAAAGGCACGAGAGCACGTACTGAAAGCATGAGGTTAAGATGGCCGTGGACCGCATTGACGGGAAATACCCGGACGAAAAACTCGATTATGGGATTGATTGGACACTCCGGCTCAACGATGGCGAAACCATCGTGTCCTCCACGTGGGACAATACCACCGAGTTTCAGCTGTCAAACGAAACCATGGTCGGCGGCCAGACGACCGTCAGGGTGACAGGTGGAACGGCAGGCCAGATCATCTTTCTTCGCAATCAAGTGACGACGTCGGACGGCAGGATTCTGGAAGAAGACCTCAGAATTGAGGTTTTCAGGTGATGCAAGAGGGTTGAGAGTCGAATGAGGCACCAGCGGCTGTAGTGAAGTTAGAGCACAACTTGACTATTCGCGCTCCTAATTTACGATGCTACCATTGATTGCATATACTGGAGTAATGCTATGAATGGGATTTTCAGAGTTTTTGCGACGCTTGTGTTTCTGATCGCAGCAGTGGCTGTCGGACATGCACAAACATTAGAGTTTGGAAACAAGGACGCTATCGGAGTTGATGGCGGTCAAGCCGGACACTGTAGGTCCAAATGCAATCCAGACTACTGTCCCGTTGGTGGATCATATCAGTTGGCAACGACAGCAGAAGATATCACGATCTTGGCAGTAATTCTTGAGGGCGACACTTATGACATCCATTTTGCGGTGAAACCCGGAGCTAACGCCGGAAAAATGGAGTGTCTCGCGCTGTGCGTACGTATTGCTCAATATGGAACGTCCGAGTGTCCCGTTTTCAGCAACTATTGAGTATTGCAATTTGTTTTCAGTCGCCCTTGTTTGCGATCAACCCTCTATTCAGCAGGAGTCGGACGTCATTCCTTTGGTGCCGTTGATGCCGGCCGGGTGTGAAAATGCGTCCGGTCACCGGTCAGCTTCTCGGCCAGGTCATCGATCGCGTCGGCAACATATCCAGCGTTCCGGCATGCGGGCGAGCCGATCTTTGCTTCACGCATGACTTGAACCGCGCCGGCACGACCGGCCGCAAGCTTATCCAGCACCGGGTCTACCTTGATCGTGCCGCGTCCGCTGCGCCGTGACATCTCCGAAGCCTCAAAATATGTTCTCCTGATGTTCTCATAAGATCATATCGCGAACGAGGCAAGCGATACCGAGAAGCCGCGCCATATGATGCGGCTTTATTTGTTTCAGGGTACAGCGTCACCAGTGTCGATGTGCCGACAAATCAAAGCTGCGCTGTCGGCAATTTGTGGTGGCCAAGTGTTTCGAGCGTTTGGTAAGGTGTTTTGACGGTAGATGCGTTTCTCTAATAAGTTGAAGATCGAATATGAAATCCGGCAATAGCGCAAAGTTTATTGCGTTCCGACAGTTTATTATTCGCATTCTTGTTTTTTTGCGACGCTTTTTAATTTGGTTTGGCTCTTCGACATGGCCGTTTTTGCTTGCCGCAGTATGGACAGTGGCAACAATATGCTTGTTGCGCTACATCGAAAGCGACCGCAAGCTGCATTACATCGGTCTTTCACTTCAAATTCTTGGATTTGGTCTTGCGTCAATTGGCTTGTGGCAAACCGGTAGACATTTTGGTGTTCCTCTGTTTAGCAGACCTTTGATCGCGTCAATCGGGGTTTGGTGGCGCGAACGACCAAGGTTTCGACAAAACTATGTTCTTGGTGCAGGCAGTATTGAAGTGACAGCGGCTGTTGGAAAAGCCAATTTCTATCATAATGTTTCTGACGATGCTGACATCAATCACAAACTATCGTTTCTTATTCAAAGAGTGCACGAACTTCAAAGAGATTTGTATAAAATAGATGAAAGATTAGATGAGAAAGTGGAAGTTGTTACCCGAGACATTAAAGAACTAAAAGAGGAATTAAATAAATCCAGTTCCGAATTGGGTACTCAGATAAGCATAGTTGCTGTTGGTGGCCTTAGAGAAGATCTATTCGGCATCTTTTTGTTCGTCGTAGGAACCTTAATGACCGGCTTTGCGGCGTAGGAGAAATTAGGCTCGCACGCACGAGGAAAATCGTGGACAGCGAATGCATGGCTGGCCGGCCACTAGCACCGCGTTCCCGGATCGCACTCGCCTCCGAGAACTACATCTCGCGCTGATTTTCGGACATTTGGAATTTCCTGCGTAATTAGCCATGCCAATTGGTGCGGCTTTATGTGTTTCAAAGGTCTGTCTTCGTCTCGACGGCAATCAGCAAATCGTCGATCGCCGATGCTACGGCTTGTTTCACCGCAACATATTCAGCGCGGTCATAGTGCTTGCGGGCGACATCGGCGGCCCGGCCGTGGTTGTGCCAAACGTCGATCCAGTCCCGGTTCAACGACGGGTTTCTTTCGATCAGCAAGGTCTTGAACGTGCGCCGTATGTCGCGCGGCTGGAAGCGCTCGACGTCATGCCGGTCGCACCACTTGCGTGTCGCCTGGCTGATGCTGTTGAGGGTTTGCGGCTCGTCGGGCTGGTGATGTCTCGGAAACAGGAACGCACTCGCCGGATCCGAAATCTGAACTGCGGCACGGTAAGCCGCGGCTGCCATGTTCGTGACAGGCAAATCATGCGGATGATCGTTCTTCGTGCGGGGCAGGGCGAGCCAGGCTTCTTTTCGGCGCGTGACGTACCAGCTTTTTTCACTGCGGACGATCTCGGTGATGCGCACGCCGCCCATACTAATAATGAGTCGGAACAGCAGTTTCATCGACGGGCTCACGCCTCGTCCCGAGAAGCCGTGCCAGAACCCGGTCAGCTCCGTTAACGAGAGCGTCCGGTCGCGCGGCTTTCCTTTCATCTTCCCTCCGACATGCGTGACCGGGTTGGCTGTGAGATTGAAGCGGATTTCCGGGTTCGGGCTGGTCGGATCGTGATCAGCTGACAAACCGCGGCCAAACGCGGCGGAGAGATACGCGCGAGGGTGCCCGGTCAGTGCGCCGGCTTCATGAAACCCGCGCAGCCAGCGAGTCACGTCGTCCGGTGTGATCTGGTTCGCCGGAACGTCTCTGCCGTTCGCATCCAGACCGACGACGCTAAGCGCGCTGTCCGGTCGACCGATCAGGTAGGCCTCGTATTGGTCGACGGTAGCGACGGATTCCGCCTTCATTTGCTGGATCACGAAATTGAACAGATCGCGCACCGTCCCCTGCGTACCCGCGGCGGCGGGTGCCGTCGTCCTTGCGTCTTCGATGACCTGGTCGGCGAGCCTGCGCGCATCCTGAAGACCGAGCCTTGGATACTTGCCGAGCGCGACCCTCTTGCGTCCGTCCGGACTGCGTACCAATGCTGACCAGGTCATGGACCTGCTGCCGACGCGAAGGCGCAGGCCGGGGCATAGACTGTCGGCGAATTCGAGGCGTTCGGCCGCCGGCTTGAGCGATTGCAGCCAGCGTTCCGTCAT